GCCGTGGCTAAATTGCTATCATCGGCCAAGCTGGGAGAGCCACTGCTCGATGAGATCGAACCTGTATACTGGTTAATGGTCCGATAATTGGTATTGAGAAGATCAACCGTTCCAACGGGCGTGGTAACATATCCGTTGCCCAAATAGAACGGCAGAATAATCTTTTCTACAGTCCAGAGCTGTAAACCACGATTGCAAAGAGAAGAAATCAGCAAATACAGACTATCTAGTGCAGTCTGTTGCATTTCCGACGTAACGGTTTCAGGCGGCACTTTACACCTTCTGAACGCCTGATCCAGAATGTTGTTGGTGTTAAATACCGTCTTTGAAACCGTTCCGGTCGTTGTCATTTCTTCTTAGACCTTCCACCCATCTTCAACATCTGAGGATTACGCGACATTGCGATGTTTGCCAAGCTAGGTGGTGCTTTAGGACGGGAAGCCATAGGTGTTGCCATTGCAGCTGGTACAGATGGCAAGCGAGGAGGCTTGTAAGCTACAGCCATACGAACCGGAACCGTAGTTGCGCCGCCACGAGCTTTTTTAATAGGCCCACCCTTGGCTTGGTTCATTGGGTTTTCACGCATCTCTTCGGTTTCATTCTCGTACCGACGCTTTGCTGCTTCTTGAGCTTCAAAGGCTTTAAGGCGAGCCGCTTCTGATGGCGTCATTTTGGGCAAAGGAGCGTATTTGCGCGTATCCTTTGGGATCGGCATATCCTTTGTGTCTTCGATGATGCTCTCAATGGTTGGCCCATCGGACTTAACACCGCCATCAGAACCTTCAGCGTAATGACGGACTTTGCCACCAGATTTGAATTTAGATGCTGGTTTGGACTTAGCAAATGCGGTTGCTGCGCGTGACTTAGCAAGCTCAACATTCTGAGCCATCTTTGTTGCGCCACCACGCATATAGCCCTTTACGGCTTTCTTACCAGTTGAACCAGTATAGCCTTGTGCAGCGTCAAAGGTAAACTCACCGTACTTGATGGTCATTTGAAACCCCTAAGCGTTTTTGCTAAACGAGCGCGTTTTGCAAGCGTCGGATTGGAGCTATGGGTAGCTTTTTCGAGCTTCTTAGCTGGAATTTTTTTGCCCATTGGTACACCCAATTCACGATGAAGAGCGCCCTTGTTTTTTGGATTTATAGCACTTTGAATCCAATTTTTACCACCCTTGGCCATACCACCTTTTTTAAAGTTTTGGGCATTTTCATTGCCATAAGCCTCAAGGTTATCTCCGCGAGCATCTCCAAATTTTTCAGCTTTCTTTGCTTTTTCTGGAAAATCATCAGAACCGGGAATCATTTCATCTATTGCGCCTACTACATATTTTCTAACAGTTGCATCTTTGCTGCTTCTGTCTTTTCCGCGAATATATTGCTTGGCGCCACTTGGCATTGTTTCCATGCGGATTGTGCCGGAATCATCGTCATCCATACCATCGCGAGCTTCACCACCGCGAGCTTTGCGCATGATCTTGCCACCACGACGGTAGCCAGCACCACCCGTACCACCAGCATCTGCGCCACCAGAACCCATACCAGATGGTGCGCCACCGGACATACCGCCGGGAGCTGATGAGGACATATCTTCACCTGCGCTTTGGATTCCTCCCATGCCACCCGGAGGCATCATTGGAGGCATAGCCATTGCCATTGCTGGGCGTGCGCCACCACCAAATACAGGATGATGACCGTGGTGCATTTTATGGGTGTGCTTGAAGTCTTTCATTTCTTTTTCCTCGCAGCAGCTGCGTTATCGACAAGATTAGGGTATGAACGGCCAGCTTTTTTGGCACTGGCTTTTGCGGAAGCCTTTTGCGAGGCAGTCAGCTTTGTGCTTTTCTTCTTAGGATTATCGGTTTCCCAAAATGGTTTTGCCATTTTATTTGCCTTTGTTTCGGCTGGAAATAGCTTTAGCCTTGGCCTTTGCATCGGCTTTGCTTGAAGCTCCCCACGCATTTAAAGATAACAAAAGGCGAGTTGGCTTACCTTTGGCATCATGCTCTGGTCCCGGCATATTACCCATGCGAGCAAGAAAACTAGCCCGTCTTGGATTATCGCCAGCCTTTACAGGAGCTTTAATGTTATGACCTTCTGCCTTTAAAGAGGCGCGACCTTTGGCATTTAACCCACCTTTAGGGTTTTTGCCTTCAGATCGCTGCCAAGCTGGAGTCTTAGCCATATCACCCTCAAGATATTGATGTGTATGTCTTGATTACTTCAAGAATGATTGTGTACCGAGAACCGGAAGCAGCACCAACGGTAGTAAATGCTACGTTTCCGGTAACACCAGTCCCAGCGTTATTAGGAATACCGCCAAATTCATTGTACGACATTGTGTACATTTCATTCTTTGGAACCGTTTCGCATACAACATTGGCTGTTGCTGTCCACAAAATGTTAACGCCCATACCATCGGTCATGGCCCAGATCTTGTTGATCTTTACACCATTACAAGCACTACCGAATTGATTGGGGTTTAATGTAGATACAACAATTTTGTTGACAGCGGTTTCGCCCGTGCCATCTGAAATGTTGGTAAATTTGAAAATAGCAAGCCGATCACCATCGAGGATCGTTTGCGAAGTGACTGCATCAGCCATCGGTTTTCTCCATGTGAAGGAAGGGGGAGACTAGCTCCCCCAACTCAATTAAGCCGGAGTTACACCGATTGCGCCAGTCTGGGTAGCGTTCGGGCCAGCCTGAATAGCTGTCATGCCAATGGCAATAACGAGGCGGCGGGTGCCGTTTGCTGCGTTACCAGACTGAGCATAAGTACCACGAACGTCGCCAGTTGTTAATGATGGCGTGGTTGCATCGGCTGCAACGAACGTACCAGCATTGTCGGAAACGACGTTATCCCAGCCCGTGCGGAGCAAGTAGCCAGCGTTCGTGACTGCGTATGGAAGACCAAACACGTCAGCACTGCCGACCGACAACGTACCCGTGATTGCAGCCGAAACAGCAACCTGAGTAATCGTCTTAAACGTCTTGGTGCTGACTACAGTCGATGTACCGCTGCATGTAAGCTGCTGCGTTTGAGGCTGACCATAATAATCAGTTCCAGTGATCGTTACTGTCTGCGTCGTGTTGCCAGCGTTTGACGTAACAATCGAGAAAGCGCGAGCATAATCAAAGGTTGCCACACCAGCTGTAGCCGAGGCACCATTGATCGTTGCGTTACCAGCAGCTGCTACAGCCTGTGCAGCGCAAACTGCGGTTGCTGAAAGTGCAGCTGGTACAAGATCGTAAATATAAACGCGGCCAAGTGGACCTACGCCACGGCCAATTACACCCGGATTGCCAGCATTGGCCCATCCAGCAGTCTGGGGGCCAGTTGCTGGACCCATCCAGAGATCGTCATTAGTTTGTCCCATTGGTCTTCTCCTTGAAAAGCTTGACCGTTTCAGATGATGTATAATGCAGCAAAGGGGTGGAATTTACCACCCCCCTGCCGTATTTTTTTAGAGACCGGGGGTTCCCCAGACGCCGCGAGGATCGGTCCATCCGAAGATGTAACGTTCTGTCGCCTTGTAGCGCATGGAGTCAGTCTCAAAGTCGCCTTCCATGCTCTTTTCGAGCTTACGGCGCATGAGGAGCTTAAGACCTTCTGGCGCATCCGTCTCAACCCACCATGCGGTGTTCGAGGTAAGACGCGACAAGTTCGTGTGGCCTTCCGATAGAACCCCAGTCGTGGTGATTGGGTTGATATCGTTGTTGTTGGTGCCAGCACGAAGCGCAGACTTAAGAAGTACTTCCGATTGGAAGTAGTTCGAAGGAGCTGCGATGATCTTCTTAGGCTCAAGACGGATCTTCTTGCCGTTGTTGTCAACTGCCTGACGAATCTGAATCAAAATCTGTTCGAGCGAAGTCTGCGAAAGCGCAGCTGCCGTCGTAAGTTGATTCGAGAATGTCTGACCGTTAGCAATCGGGTGAGCGGAGTTAACAAGCGTTACACCGTCACCGCCAACGTAACCAGCCGTAAATGCACGGTTGAGGATGTTGGCGCCAAGAGTTTCCTTGGTTTCAATGAGCGAACGAGCAAGATGCTCGGCGTAGGTGCGGCCAATCGAGATATGATCGCCGTCCTCGACGAGAACCTTCGTGAGCGCAAATGCCATGCCGTATACCCGGTAGGTATAGCGAGCAAGGAAGAGAACGCCACCGCTCTGATAGGTTACTGGTGTGCCGTCTGGTAATTCAGGAGCAGCACCAAAGCCGAACAGAACAGGCTCTTCGTGATAGTTGCGTGGAATACCCATTTGTTCTTTGAAAACGGTAGCCCATTCGTCCTTGCGGACGCTGTAGATGCCGTCAAAGGTTTCGTTGAGAATTGGCTCAACTACTGACCGGAAGTCAGTACTCCGCATTGGAAGTGCCATAGTCTAGACCTCCTTAGTAAGCAGTTTGGTTAGCGACGTTCTGATGCTGGGAGATCTGAACCTGCACGATTGTGTAGGCATCACCCCAAGCATTGTCGATATAGTTCGACAAACCAATAACGCGAAGTTGAGCGTTAGAGGCAGCAGACGACACGTCCAAAGCGGTTGTAGATAAGCCAATTGGCGTCGTGCCAGTGGCCGAGTTAATGTTGTACTGATTGCCGATATTGGCGATGTTCAACGGAGCATTGCCCTGAATTTCATAGGTGATGTATGGATCAGCCGTGAAATACACAACCGACGTTGTTCCCGTAAGGAACGTGGTCGATGCTGGGTAATAGTTCGAAATGCGCTGACGACCAGTGGTGTCAACCCATTCAATGCCCATAAAGCAACCAGTTAAGCGGTCGCCAGCAGCAGCTGGGACAATGTAACCTTCGACGGAACCGGAGTCCCCCGAAAGACCGTAGCGAACAGGCTGATACTGATAAATATCAGTGCCGTAACCCGATTTGATTTGGCCAGACATCGGACGTACCGTACCCGTTGCCGAGTAGATAGGGCGAAGGCCAAATGGACTTGCAGAAGAAGACATTCTTCACTTCCTTTTTGGTTTCGGTTAAGAGCCTAGCGGCTCATTGGGGACCGCAAAGCCGCCAACCCGTCACCCTCGTATATGTCTCCACCTAGCTGTTTAGCTTGGCTACGGATGAAATCCGCAGTATCAGCCAGCTTCCCTTCCTCTGCTAATGGCCGCTCATAGTGGGCTTCATTCATATATGCCTCATAAAGTTTAAGAGGCAATTTGAAGGCCACCATTTCATTCACCCCAATACAACCAGCGTATTCGCCTGTTTTTACCGAACTATGTTCCCAACCGGGAACCTCTTCAGGCGTTACTGGTATGTAACCAAGGGAGCGACGGGAATGGATAGAGTCGCGGGGATTGGCTGTTGTAAGCCAGCATATGTGGTATCCGGGGATATTGGGCAGGTCGGGCAAAGCGGATTGGAAAAAGCTCTGCCTAAACATTGAAAGACGATCATCATCGGAGATGTTTCTATCTTCGGTAACAATACGATCTTCCATTTCCCTAGAGACTCGGTTTTCACCTTGTCCCTTCTTTAGACGTTCTTCGTTTGACATGGGTTACTCCTTGAGGCTCAACGTGGATTCTGACGGTCATATTCTCGGAAACGCTTAATATAACGCTTACGCTTTTCGGGGTCGTCCCAAGCGCCAACGTCCTGTAAAGCCTTTTTCCGTTCAGGCGTCAGATAGAATTCCTTGTCACTTGTAGATGGACGTGCAGTATATTCTCCACGGCCAGTTACAGGTGGGGCTGATCTTTTCCGCTCCCGGTCAGAGCTGGCCATCCCTAGCCGTCTCTTCACACGCGAATCAAGTTCGTCCCAGTAATCCTCACTAGAAGGGCT